CATAGATCACAATGTTAGAGTAATCTAAAGCGTCTGGACCTTTGCGCATTGTTGTTGGACATGTTACTGAAAATACCGCTGCGGTAGTGCTTTTGGCAGTTCCAAATGTTGAGATTACACCTGAGTTGCCTGGGCTTTGTCTCCAGTAGTAACGCTGGCACATAGACAATTCGCCTTGATCGCTTCCACCGCTTGCAGTCTGAAATGGAGTTGCCTTAGCACCTGACTCTAACTGCCATCCTGTTACATCAAAAGTAGAAACAGCAGTTGGATAAGCAAGTCGGAAATCTAGCTAAGAATCTGTGCCGATTGTCTTACCTGCCATTGCTGGCATTGAGAATGTGTAACTGAAACGCTGGAAATCGCTGTTAGTAACTGTAAAGTCAATGTCAGTTGCTGGCTGGGTAAATGTAGATCCACCTGAGCCAAAAAGCTGATAAGCATTTAGTCTCAAAGTCGTACCTGATCCAGATACTCTGCGAGCGTAAAAGCTAAAGGTTACTGTCTGACCTGCGAGAGTCTGCACATCTTCAATGCGTTGAGTTACATTGTATTGACCAGATGCAGCTGAAGTTGTAGCAAAACGCATTGCGTATCTTATATAACTCGGTAAGCCTGTTGCACCTGTGACATCTTGCCGAGAGATTGTTTGAGTACCGCCTGAACCATAACCTGAGATGTAACGATCAGCTGTGTACACTGCAAAAATACTTGAGAATGATGTGCCACGCTGCCAGATACTCATGTCACCATTGATGACTTTATTCTTGCCTGCTTGACCATAACCAATATTCCACACAGATGTGTCGATAGCATCGCCCAATGCGCGAATATCCTGTGCGCCATTTTTTACGAGGCTACTGTTATCGGGCTCAGCCCACGAATAGTTCGGTGATAGTGCCATTAGGTTAAAGCTCCTGTCGCGTTTGTCCAAGTTAGTATAGCATTTACGCCATCCCAATCTAATGAGGCTGGCAATACTGTTTCCCATTGTGTGGTAGATAGTGAGAAGTCTGTAGCTGAGACATAAAGAGTTATGTCCACATATGTAGGCGTAGCGTTAAGTGCAACATTCTCGACAAAGCCGTCAAAGATCCCACCGAGCAAGTTGCTAGGCAGATTGTTAATAAGTACAGGCTGACCAAAAAAGACCCCGATAAGGCTGTCAAGCATTGCACTTGGCATGTCTGGATTATCTAGACGAAAGCGAATAGCACCTAATGATGCTCTAGGTGTAGCACGCAATTTAAGCTCTCTAGAGGCGATGTCGGTAATGTCTGCGAGGTTCTTAATGTTAGAGTCCACAGAACGCTCAAACAGCCCGTAAGAGGCTATGGAGTCTGTGTCAGAGGTGCTGTAGGTTGAGGCGTACCCTGTGCCGTACTTGTAGATAAGGCTGTTACGGATACGAGCAACCTGAGTTGTGGAAGTGATAGAGCTTGGTGTTGCATATGCGCCATCGAGGTTAGTAAAGCCATTAGCTGCGAGGTAGTTAGATCTGTGATCGGCATCATCATATGAGACATCTCCGTCCTTTTCCTCGTAGAGCTGACCGAGTGCGCTGTTAGCAATCTGATCTGCAAGGGTCTGAGACTTGGCAGTAGCACTTGCTGCAAGGGCAATCATTGTGTAAAAGCCTGTGTCGATAGTGCCGATAGATGATTCTGCATCTAGCCATGTCTGTGTTGCTGAGTATGTATCCCATGTAACAGTTGGTGTGACTTCTGCCCATGTAAGGTTAAGGGCTGCGCCTAAGATGTCTGCAATCTGCTCGCCATCTAATTCTTCTATGAGAGCTGTGTTATAGACAGCCTTAGTCAATTTAGCCAGTGAGCCAATGCCCAAGATAGTGCCAGTAGTGACATAGCCTAATTCTTCAGGGCTACGCACTCCGATGTTAAAGTCTGATACTTCTCCACCGAATACAGTTACATAAGTGCCACTGCTATTCTTCAGCTCTAGCGTGACTGGCTCTGTTACATTGATAGTAAATTCTGTGTTGTCTGTATTGACAATCTCTACTCGGCAATAACCTGCTGTAGGTTGCCGATCAATATCTAAGCGACCAGAGGCATACGACACAGAGGTGACAGTCGTATAGACATCATCACCTACTGTAACTCGCCACTCTGGAAGCCATGTCATAGCGTTGTCAGTGTTCCTCTTTGTTGAGCTTCACGGAGCACATTGTCGATGGCTTCTGCAATAGCGTTAGGATCTCCCACGCCTGTCTGAATAGAAATGTTGTATGTAGCAGATTCTTTCTGGCGGAAAGACTGTAATGCGCCTGAGTTATCGTAATTAGGGCTAGTCTGTAGAGCAGCGGTCTTAGCGGCTGTATCCATGTCTAGAAGATCTGCAAAAGCATTAGCGCGAGCTGCTGCTGCATCCGCATATTCTAAGATAGCCGCAATAGATCCTCCCGCGGTTGAGATAGGCGCGATGAAATCTCCTGCTGGGATACCTGACCCCATTGATCCGCTTGTCGGTACTTTTGCCTTGCTTGCTGTATTGGCTTGAGCAAGTAAGTCCATCATCTCTTTGATCTTACGCAATGCCTCATCTAGATTTTTTTGGTCGATTAACTCGGCTGGCTTGAGACCTTCAAGAATTGATTTGATATCTTTTAGCTTTAAGTCTTGGTTAGTAAGAGCACCGAGTATCTTAAGGTCAGCATTTAGCTTCTCGGTTGCTTTAACGATGGCTGCTTCATCCTTAGCAGCAATAGCATCTTCAAGATTTGAGATTGATTGCTTTACATTTAGGCGAGCAGTGTCATTAGCGATCTGAAGTCTTTGTGTGTCGGTCGTGGACTTGGCTAGTTGCTCGGCTTGATTCTTAAGAGCTGCTGCATTCTGGATCTTGTCCATGTCAAAGACATCGTTGCCCTTATTCAGAGCCAGTTGCGCCTTATCAATAGCCAGTTTTAATTTAGCAGCCTTTAATGCTGCTATTTCCGTTGCTGTAAGCTTCTTCTTAGCCTCTAAAGTCTTAACAACATACTCAGCTTGTAATCTGGCTAGGTCTGCCAAGCCTTGAGCCTCAATGCCAGCCGTGGATCTAGTTGCTGCACCTAGTTTGTTTAAGGTTGCTATTGCTCCAAATATAGGATTGGTGGACAAAACAAGTTCCATAATTTTGCTAAGTCCGGGGATCTTGTTGACTTGTTCGACTACATTTTGTATATAACCAACCATTACACCAATGCCACGAATAACATCTGCTGTGTAAATAGCAACGCTCTGCATCTGGACTGCTAGGTTATCTACAGTGTCTTCATCGCTTAAAGATCTAATAGCATCAATTAAGCCTTCACCGATAATCTCCTGCACATTAGCCGATGCAACGCCTAACTTATCGATTGAGCCTTGAAAGGTATTAGCAGCCTGTGTTGCAGACCCTGCGAATGTGGTTTCAAGTTGAGTAACGATATCCACAAACTTGCCAGCTTTAAGATCTGCCTTAGAAATACCGACACCAAGTTTAGACAGTGCAGTATTGTTTCCTAGATATGCCTTACTTAATGCGGATGTGACTGAACCTAAGTCCTTGCCTGTTGAGGCTGAAATATCTAAAGCAAGATTGAGAAGCTGCTGTGCTTGCTGTGTGTCGCGTGTTGCTACCGCTAGTGTCTGATAGGCAGGGCGCAACTTGTCATCGAGAATGCCAAATTCGCTTTGTAGTCTCTGGATGTAATCCTCAGAGGATGCAGCATCTCTACTAAGTCCAACATTTTTAAGAGCTAGAGCTAATTGCTTTTGTGCCTTCTCATCTTCTGCTGCTGCCTTGATGGAAGCCTTACCGAAAGCAAGAATCTGCTGGCCGCTAAAGGCAAGACCTAGAGCCCCTGCCAATTTCTTGACATTCTTCTCCATCTTGTCTGTTGCTGTCTCGGCTTGCTTAAAGCCCTTCTTGCCAGTGAACTCGGCAGCAATGTCAATAATTACATTAGCCATGATTAGCCTCTCACTGTTGCTCGTTGATTAAGTTTAGTGGCTGCTGTTGAAACAGCTTTGAGCACACCTTCTCTAGCCTTGCCATTATTCTCATCATAGGCACGATAAAGCAAGCGACCTTGCATGCGATCCTTACCCTTAAGAGGGGCACGAAACTTGCCATCTTGATTAAGGACGAATCGACTCTCTGGGCTTTTCTTGCCCATGCGTTCGTATATTGAACCTGCTCGGCTTTTGTTAAACACTTGAGCAAGGGATCTAAATCCTCTGGAGTTAGCCTTTGATGGGCTTGTCTTAAAACCAATTTTAGATTTGACTTCAGCAGGATTAAAGGCAGGGAATGTTGCCTCAGACATCTGACGAGGTAGCCATCCGCTTAGCACTTCTCCACGATCTGGAACATAGCCTCTAGCAGCTTTAGAAATAGGCGTAATGGCTACCTTAATTTCCTTCTGAGTTTCTTTTGCTAGATCAGGTGCAAAAGTCCGGAGAGCTCTACGAAGTTCAACGCCGCCCTTTACGGTTGCTGGCATTGCTCACCTCTTTCGCTTCATCCTTGAGCCCTTGCACTAATGCATCGAGCATGGTCTTATCTAGATCTAATAACTGCTGTGGCGCGATTCCCAACCTAATGCTTAGCCTAGCGATTAGATAGGTGAATGGAAGATCGCGCTTTAAGCTAAAGGGTCTGAATCAAGCACCTCGACACTTTTAAGTGTCTCGATGAACTCAATCCCGAAAGGCTTAACAGATTCACCTGCTCTGCGTGTTACTTCCCATGCTAACCAATAGACATCGCTCTGCTTTTCTTCATCGCGGAACGCCTTATGGAAGCCCTTTTTAGCGTACTGCTCGAATGAGTACTCCACTGCTGGAGTGATCTCGCCTTCCAATACGCTTCCATCTGTACGAACTATCTTTAGTTTTGCCATGAGTTTGCCCCTTTATAGTTTGTTTAGAATGTGCCAGTTGTGGCTACTGCAACTGTTGAGTTAGCAGTAAATGTGATCGACTGTGTAGACATATCGCCAACAGCACCATTGATGTCTGTAGTGTTATTGACTAGCAATGAAACAGTGTAAAGAGGGTTAGTCGCTGAGACTGCTGTTCCCTTTTCCTGTAGGAATACACATGTGACTGTGGTACCCCATGCTGCCTGTAGTGTTGCCAATACATTCGCTGATGCTGTGTCATTTAGGAAGTCGATTGTTACAGTCGATGCTTCCAAGCCCTTAACGAACTTGTGTGAAGAATCGCCCATTGCTGTGACTTCTAGTTCATCGAATGTGCGGTTTAGTGTAATGCTTGTGACATGGTCAGAAAGATCAACAGTGTTAATCTTCACGCCGACCTTGTTGTTTAGAAATACAGCCATGAGATTATTCCTCGTCTTTCTTAGTAGTTACTGGCTTTGGTGCTGTTGGTGCTACCTGCCCGATTTTGATCAGGAAGGCTTCGTTTTCTTTTTCCCACTCGGACATTTTAGCTCCAGCTCGTTAGGATTGATACGGACATCTCGCAGCTGAGTAGGTCACCCGATGCAGCGTTGAGAATACTTGGTGCGCTAATTGCGCTTACATTATAGACGAGAGAAGATGCTGCAAGCTTTGCGAACACGCTACAAACTGTATCTTCTATCCCGTTGAGGTTTCCTTCATTGTCAAACAATGGCACAGTCATAACAATCTTAAAGTTAGCCATAGGGCTAATGGTGATGTGCTGATTGTTGCTAGGTGTTAAATAAGGATCATCTGGAGACACAATCACAGAGTTAGCAAGAACTGTTGCAGGTGGAAAAGCAAAGGTCTGCCACTTAGCGTTATCGACTAGAGCGGTGGCTAATGTGGTGCGAAGGGTAGTGATAGCAACAGGCATTATCCCACCATCGAGTTAGGCGATAGCGCGTGAGCGATCAATCCTCGCACCTTAGCGAGAAGCTGTGCGCTCATTCGGTAAGGGCTTGGCTGGAAATCGACAGCGTTACTGCCTGAAAGGGTGGCTGTACGCGCTTGCCAGATCTCGACAGATATCATGAGAGCTGCTTGCTGTATTGCTAAATCTGCTGACCAGTCCACATAAGTGTCTGCTGTTACTGTGCCAAAAGGTTGCACTGGGTGCTCTACTGCTGGAGTGTTGTTGTTACCTGAAATTGCGTAAGTGATGTTGTAATCGCCTACTCCAGTGAGAGTCTTTGATCCATTGTGCTTTGAGCCGTTGCCAGTAATAGTAACTGTCTGACCCACATAAAAGATCTTTTCTACTTTGTCCTGAAAGTAAAGTGTGCCTGTTGTGGCTGTGTTGCTATGAGAGATGTTGAAATAGTTATTAGTCCAGAGCATAGGCAGTAGAACTGCATCTGTTGCATCACAGACTTCTTGCAAGGTGGCATCTGGGTACAGCGTACCGACTCCGAGGGTTGATCGGAGTTCTGCGACTGTGGTTAATGCCATGATTTCCTTTCTAAAGACTCTAGGGAGTCAGAGGGCTACTGACCCCCTAGAGCGACTTAGTAACCTATTAAGTTAGGTTGAACTTACGAACACCCTTACCTGACTTAGCAAGATAGATTGCTAGGTATCCGTAAAGGTTGATCTCGATCTCGCCTGTTGTTAGAACATTAACGCGAAGCTGTGTCTGTGGTGATTCCCAGACATAGACTGAAGATGGTGCAACCAAGAACGCTGAGTTATCGATTACGCCAGATGCAGCGATGTTGTGATCAACGATCAAGTCAGTACCGAGAACATTACCGCGAACAGATGTTGCTACTGCTGTTCCTGCTGCGTTGTATGTTGCGCCCTGTGCTGAGTAGAGTGCGCGACCTGTTGTGTCTGCGTAGCCTGTAATCGCTGCCCATTGGTCAGTTGAAGCAACTAGCTTGTTAGCAAAGTCTCCACCTGTTCCCTTGTAGGCTGCTGCACCTTCTACAGAGATGAATGACTGTAGTCCTGCTGCTGTTGCTGCTGTTGTTGCTGCTGTTGTTCCATCTGCAATGAATGCTGCTAGAAGTGCTGTGTCTGTAGCCTTCTCGTATGCCTTGCGCAATTCAGTCATCATAATTTCCATGAATGCTGGTTGGCTACGATCTACGAGCTCAAAACTCACTCTCTGGAGGCCACTGAACTTGTTAATCGAGACCGTATCGTACGCGCTTGTCATCCCAGTTTCTGATGGTGCTGCGCCTTCGTTTGTGTCTGCAACTGTTGGAGCAGTATCAGCTGAAGATGCGTTTGTGTAAAGGCGTGGAACTGTGAAGCTCATGCCCTCTGCAATAAGTGCTGCGCGTGTTGCTGCCTCGAATGCTGGACGGCCTGTAAAGGTGTCAGTAATAAATGTGTTTAGGTGTGGTGCAAGTGTCAAGCCTGTGTTTGTTGATGTTGAATCATCTGCTGCGCGAATTACTCTACGAGCCTCGTCATCACCAAGAGCTGCCTTGATGTTAGCCTCTAGGTATTGTGCTGAAGTGATTGGTGCTACGCGCTCGCGCACGAATGTAGTTGCTGTCACTACAGTTGGGCGAGCAGCTTCAACCGCTGCTGCTTCTACTGCTGGTGCTGCAACTG